TTCTAGAATCCGGCGCATGAAGCACCCGCTCTCCGCCCCAATCGTGATCCTTGCTGGCGCCATCGTGCTGGCGGTTGTGGTGGGTGCATTGCTGTTTCGATACGACGTGCGAGGCTCCGGCAACATTCGGTACGACCGGTGGAGCGGAGAGGTGCAGGTCATCACCGACGGCGAGTGGAAGAGCTTCGCTGGGCAGTAGCTCTTGCCTCTGAGATAGAGGCCTATCAAGTTCGCATCCTGCGTGGATCGTGAGCACCACCGAGCCTTCGCCTGTCACGAGGCGTGAAGAGTAGGCTAGACCCAACGCCCTCGTTTCACGGCGAGGCGGGTCGAAACAGGGTGCGATCTTGATGGTCAAGCGCGACACGCCGCGTCGGGTCGGGGTATCCTGGCTGCCATCAACCCTTGTCTCCTCGGCCGCTTCCTTGCGGCTGACTTAGCCCCAGCTCTCACCGGCTGGGGCTTTTTCATTCTGGAGCCCGCATGATCTACAACCATCGCAACGCACCAGGTGCAACGGTCGTGGATATGGCTGACCTCTCCAAGATGACGATGGTCAGGCTGGTGGACACGGAAGCGGGAGAGGTGGAGTGCGCATACCAGCCGGTGCGGGTGAACCACCGCGGCGAGGTCGACACCTTCAAGGTGAAGTTCTCGGCCATCCATCCCATCTCGGGCGGTGCTCGATTCCCCTGCCTGTTCCACTGCTACGGCCGGCAGGCATGAGGGCGCGCTTTGACAATGCGGACGGCCGGATACGCGGCCGCAAGTTGCAAGAGCGCAGGCTGCGCATATGGAAAGCTGATCCGCATTGCGCCATGTGTGGTCGCTTGGTGGAGCTCAGTGCCCGCCCAGGCTTCGGCTTTGAACTCGACCACAAGGTGGCCCTGAAAGCCAGTGGCGGCGAGGGCGAAGACACTGATGAGAACACTCAGGTGCTGTGCTGCGGGCCGCAGGGCTGCCATCGGCTGAAGACTGCCCGCGACATGGGTCACAAGATTCGACGCGCTGCAGGCCCGGATGGTTGGCCTCAGGGTCCGTCCTGACAGGGGTAGGGGGGTCGAAAGTCTGGGGCCTCGGCAGTGGAAACCGTTCGGTTCCCTTTCTTCGCACACCCGCGAAATGAATCGGTTTTTTTGGGCGGGCTAGACCATGGCAGGAAGACGACCAACACCGACGCATTTGAAGATCGTCAAGGGAAACCCGGGCAAACGCGCGATCAACAAGAAGGAGCCGAAGCCCAAACGCGAGATTCCCTCGTGTCCGGCCTACCTCAGCGACGCCGCGAAGGTCGCCTGGGGGCGCCTGTCGGTCGTGATCGATCGGATGGGAATCCTGACCGAGGCTGACGGCCCGGCTCTTGAGCGACTGTGCGACTGCTACGCGGAGATCCTCGAGTGCCGCGACATCATCGCGCGCGACGGCCGCACCTACAGCAGCGTGACCACCCGAAAGACCAGCGAAGAGGGCGAGGAGGTCACTGTCGAAGAGGTCAAGTCCCTTCTGAAGGCCAATCCGGCTGTAGGCATGCTGGCCGACGCTGACCGGCGGTTCAAGAGTTACCTGGTGGAGTTCGGGTTGACGCCCGCGGCGCGTTCCAAGGTGCAGGCAAAGGCCGATGACGACAAAAAAACCGACCCGCTTCAAGAGTTCTTCGGCTGACGCCGTGACTGGCTACGCGCGTGAAGTCGTGGCCGGCAAGCGAATCGCCGGCCCCCACGTGCGCAACCAGTGCGCGCGGCACCTGGAGGACCTGAAAGAAGGCGGGAAGCGCGGGCTGAAGTGGTCGCTGGCGGAGGCGGACAAGGCGATCCGGTTCTATGAAAGCGTGCTGAAGCTCAACGGCGGTGACTTCGAAGGCGTGCCCTTCAAGCTGCTGCCCTGGCAGAAGTTCGTCGTCGGCAGCATCTTCGGATGGCTCGGGGTGGACGGCTACCGCCGCTTCCGCGTCTGCTACATCGAGACAGCGAAGGGCTCTGGCAAGTCGCCGCTGGCTGCAGGCGTCGGGATGAAGGGTTTGGTTGCCGACAGCGAGCCCCGCGCGGAAATCTACAGCGCTGCCACGAAAAAAGATCAGGCCATGATCTTGTTTCGTGACGCCGTTGCGATGGTCACCCAGTCGGCCGAGCTAGACAAGCGTCTGACCAAGAGCGGCACCGGCGAGAAGGTCTGGAACTTGGCCTATCTGGCGAACGGATCGTTCTTCCGGCCCATCAGTTCGGACGATGGGCAGTCGGGTCCGCGGCCGCACATCGGCCTGATCGACGAGCTGCACGAGCACAAGACGAACACGGTGGTCGAAATGCTGCGCGCGGGCACGAAGAGCAGGCGCCAGGCGTTGATCTTCATGATCACCAACAGTGGCTCGAACAAGATGGGTCCCTGCTGGGGGTATCACGAGTACGGTGCCAAGGTGGCGGCCGGCGAAATGAAGGACGACTCGTTCTTTCCCTTCGTGTGCGCGCTCGACGAGGAAGATGATCCATTTGCCGATGAGGCCTGCTGGCCGAAGGCAAATCCCAGCCTTCAGGACGCCAACTTGCCCGGCTACAAGTACATCCGGGAGCAGGTGACCGAGGCAAAAGGGATGCCGTCGAAGGAGGCGATCGTCCGGCGCCTGAATTTCTGCCAGTGGACCGATGCCGAGTCCCCCTGGATCAGCCACGAGGTGTGGACGCAGGCCAAGCAGGACTTCGACATCGAGTCGCTCCGTGGCCGCCGCGCCGTTGCGGGGCTGGACCTGTCCAGCACGACCGACCTGACTGGCCTTGTGTTCCTGGTGGAGCCTGAGGTCGACGGCGAGCCCTGGAAGATGGTGCCGTATGCCTGGCTGCCTGAGGTTGACCTGCAGCGCAAGGCCGACAACGACCGTGTCCCCTACGTGCAGTGGAAGGCGGAAGGCCTGCTCAACACCACGCCAGGGCGTGCGATCAGCAAGAGGACCATCCTGCAGAAGCTCTCTGGCTTGTGCGACTTCTTCGAAGTCATGGAGGTGGCCTACGACCGGTGGCGCATCGAGGATCTGATCGCTCTGGCGGGCGACGAGGGCATCACGCTGCCGCCGATGCGGCCGTTCGGCCAGGGCTACAAGGACATGAGCCCTGCCGTTGAGCAGTTCGAACGAATGTTGCTCAATGGCGAGTTGGTCCACCCGGGCCACAAGGTCCTGACGTGGTGCGTCGGCAATTCCGTGATTGAGCAGGACGGCGCCGAGAACCGGAAGCTCAGCAAAGAGAAGGCAGTGGGGCGCATCGACTTGGCCGTGGCCGCTGTCATGGCCGCCGGTCTCGTAACAACGGCAGAAGAGCTATCGCTGCCCGATGACTTTTTCGCTGACCCAATCATGACGGACTGACGATGCGAAACATCCACCCACTTATCTATGGCGTGCTGGCGCTGCTCATCGGCATCGGCTTGGCCGTGGGTGGTGTGTACCTGCTCGCCGGCCTGGGCTGGTCGCTCATCGCCGGCGCGGTGCCGTGCCTGCTGTTCGCCGGCTTCTTGTTCCGCGGCCTGGTGATCGCACAGGCTGTGGCGGCCGGGGAAGGCGACGATGAAGCTCAGTAAGGTCCTCGCACTCGGCGCAGCGTCGAAAAGCTCGCTCTACGACGAGTACAAGGGTCAGTCGATCGCCCTGACGGACGGAAACTTTTGGGGCAAGTTCATGAGCGGGCCGTCGTGGAGCGGCGAAGCCGTCTCGATTGACCGCACGCTGCAGCTATCGACGGCCTGGGCCTGCATCGGCCTGCTGTCAGAGACGATCGCGACGCTGCCGCTCGGGTTTTTCGAGAAGAAGGCGGACGGCACGCGCACGACCGCCGGCGATCATGCGCTGTACCGGCTTCTGCACGATCAACCGAACGCCGACATGACGGCCGTGGTGTTCTGGCAGGTGATGATGACCAGCCTGTTGCTGCGCGGCGCAGCGTTCGCCGAGAAGGTGATGCGCGCCGGCGTGGTGTCGTCGATCAACTATCTCAATCCGGACCGTCTGACCTGCAAGCACCTCTCCAGCGGCGCCTACGAGTACACGTATCGTGAGAAAGACGGCGAGACCCGACCCATTCCGGAAAGCCGGATCCTCAAGATCCTCGGCTTCAGCCTCGATGGCAAGTCGCCGCTGTCGCCGATCGCCTATGCGCGCAACGTTTTCGGTTCGGCCATGGCCACCGATCGCGCGGCGGCCCGGGTTTTCTCCAAGGGCCTGCGTGCCTCGGGTTTCCTCAAGAGCAAAAACACGTTGAAGCCGCTGCAGCGTGAGCAGCTGCGCGAGAGCCTGAATAAGTTCAGCGGCTCGGAAGCCGCTGGCGGGATGATGGTGCTGGAGGCCGAGCTCGACTACCAGGGGTTGTCGATGAACCCGGACGACGCCCAGATGCTGGAGACACGCGGCTTCGGCGTCGAAGAGATCTGTCGCTGGTTCCGCGTGCCTCCCTTCATGGTCGGCCACAACGAGAAGAGCACGAGCTGGGGGTCTGGCATCGAGCAGCAGATGCTCGGTTTCCTGACCTTCTCCCTGCGCCCGTGGCTGACGCGCATCGAGCAGGCGATCAAGAAAGACCTGCTCACGCCGGCCGAGCGCCTGCGGTACTTCGCGGAGTTCTCGGTCGAGGGCCTGCTGCGCGCTGACAGCGCCGGCCGCGCCGCCTACCTGGCGCAGATGACGCAGAACGGCTTGATGAGCCGGAACGAAGGCCGCGCCTATGACAACCGGCCGCCGGTCGAGGGCGGCGACGCACTCACCGTCCAGAGCAACCTGCTGCCCATTCACCTGTTGGGCCAGCAGAAGGACGCCCAGACCGCCCAAGACGCCGTGAAGGCGTGGCTGGGCATCAACGATTCACAGGAGCCCAAAGCATGAAGCACCCATTCGCACCCGCACTCGTCTTGCACCGCAAGGACGCCGGCGCGGTCGGCCTGCAGCACAAGGAGTTCGGCTTCAAGGCCGGCGTCGTGAAGGAGGACGGGACCTTCGATGGCTACGGGTCGGTCTTCGGCAACGTCGACAGCTACGGCGAGATCGTGGCGCCCGGCGCCTTCAAGAAGTCGCTGGCCGCGATCAAGGCGTCGGGCGATCCGGTGCCGGCACTCTGGCAGCACCGAAGCGGCGAGCCCATCGGCGGCTACACCGACCTGACCGAGGACGACCGCGGCCTCAAGGTCGAGGGCTTCTTGGTGCTGGAGGATCCGGTCGCCAAGCGCGCGCACCTTTACATGCAGAAGCGCATCGTCAAGGGCCTGTCGATCGGTTACTACGTGCGCGACTCGAGCTACGACGAGAAGACCGGCATCCGCACGCTGAAAGAGCTCGACCTGGTCGAGATCAGCATCGTGACCTTCCCGGCCAACGCCGAGGCACAGGTCGAATCGGTCAAGTCGACCGAGATGCAACGCATTCTGAAGAGCGGCAACCTGCCGACCCTTCCCCAACTTGAGGATCTCCTGTGCGAGGCAGGGTTCTCCAAGACGCAAGCCAAGGCCGTCGCGGGCCATGGTCTGCGCAAGCTGCTCGATCGGCGCGAGGCCGAGGGCAAATCCAGCGACACGCTGTCGGCCCTGAAGGGTTTCACCCTCCCGAGCTTCCAGTAAACCCTGTCTCCACCCAGCAATCCAGCCGCCCATCAAGGCGGCTTTTTCATTTCCGAAGGATCCACATGAAGTCGAATCTCTCCCGCGCCGGCCGCATCGGCGCCGCTGCCCGCCTGTTCCTCTTGGGCTGCGCGAACCACATCCACGCCGCGATCTTCGGCCACATGGCCCGCACCGGCTTGGTCGCGTTCGCCGTCGACGAAGACGAAGTCAAGCGCGAACTCAAGCGCATCGGCGACGAGGCCATGGCCGAGGTCAAGAAGACCGGCACGCTGGCCGCCTCGACCAAGGAAGCCGTCGACAAGGTGCTCATCGAGCACAACACCCTGGCTCAGAAGCACACCGAAGCCCTGGCTCGCATCAACGAGCTCGAGCAGAAGCAGGACCGCGGCGCCGGCGGCGACCAGGTGCCCGAGTACAAGTCCATCGGCGAGCGCGTCGTCGAGAGCGAAGGCTTCAAGAGCATGGACAGCTCGGCCCGCAAGAGCATGCGTGTCCAGATGGAGCGCAAGGACCTGCTCAACGTCACGGCCACCACCGGCGCCGGCACGAGCTCGGCCAACGCGCTGGTGGGATCTACCCGCGTGCCGGGCGTCATCGCGCCGCCGACCCGTACCATGACCATCCGCCAGCTGCTGATGCCCGGCACCACCGACGCGGGCTCGATCGAGTACGTGGTCGAAACCGGCTTCACCAACAACGCGGCCAACCAGGTCGAAGGCGCCGCCAAGGGTCGTTCGAACATCACGTTCAACCTGAAGACCGCGCCGGTGCGCACCATCGCGCATTTCTTCAAGGCCTCGCGCCAGCTGCTCGATGACGCCCGCGGTCTCGCGAGCTACATCGATGGCCGTGCGACCTACGGCCTGCAGTTCAAGGAAGAGCAGCAGCTGCTGAGCGGTGATGGCACCGGCGCGAACATCCTGGGCATCCTGCCGCAGGCCACCGCGTTCGCTCCGGCCTTCACGCCCACCGGCGCGACCCCGATCGACCGCCTGCGTCTGGCCATCCTGCAGGCGGTGCTGGCCGAGTACCCCGCGACCGGTTTCGTGCTCAACCCGATCGACTGGGCCAAGATCGAGCTGACCAAGGACGCCGACGGCCGCTACATCGTCTCGCAGCCGCGCGAGTCCGAAGTGGCGCGCCTGTGGGGTCTGCCGGTGGCCGAGACGCAAGCCATGGCGCAGAACACGTTCCTCACCGGCGCATTCAGCCTGGCCGCGCAGATCTTCGACCGCATGGAGATCGAGGTGCTGCTGTCGACCGAGAACGAGGACGACTTCATCAAGAACATGGTGACGATCCGCGCGGAAGAGCGTCTCGCCCTGGCCGTCTACCGGCCCGAAGCCTTCGTGACCGGCCTGGTCGTGCAGGTCTAAGCGGCGCCTCGTTCATCAACCCCAAGGAGGCGCCTCCGTGGCGCCTCCTTTTCGCTGGAGATCCACATGAAAAGCACGATTCTGGTGAAGGCCGTCCGCACGTTCGAAGGTGACGAAGGCTGGAAGCATCCGGGCAGCGAGCCCTTCGCGGTCGAGCGTCAGCGCTTCGCCGACCTCAAGGCCAACGGCCTGGTCGAGGAGGTTGCCGGCTCCGATGGCGATGCGGCCGACAAGACAGCTCCCGAGCAAAAGTCTGCGCCGACGCCCGAGAACAAGATGGCGGCCGACTCCAAGAACAAGAAGTCCCCCGAGGTGTCGATCAAGGACGCGAGGTAACTCGCGATGGCTGACGAAATCCTTTCCGTCGGCTCGGCTTGGTCCAAGCGCCTGAAGGACATGGGAGATGGCACGGTTGCCGAGGTCGTCTCTCTTGGCGGGGCGCCGGTCGGCGTCGCCGTCATGAATGTCGCGACCAACGGCGACCGGTTTCCTTCCGACTGCTCGACGAGCTACGCCTACGATGCCAGCGGCGTGAACATCACATCGATCACGAAGACGACGGCTCAGGGCGTCTCGTACAAGCAGACCTGGACGCGCGATGCGATGGGGCAACTGTCGGTCAAGTCCGGCTGGGTGAAGCAGTGATGGGCCAAGTCAACGAGCAGTTCGAGACGATGAACGCGTTTCCGAACATGCCTCTGCCGAATACCACGGCCTCCAAGACTGTCCTGGCGACGGTCACCCTGGCGCAGACGGCAGTCATCGCGATCAACGCGGGCATCCGGACCGTGACGCTGGCCTGCTCCGGCGCGAAAACGACCGATGATCTGGTCATCCAGCCCGTGGGCGCACTGCCTGCGGGGTACGCGGTCCACAACGCGGTCTGCACGAGCGCCGGGCAGGTTCAAGTCACGCTCACGGCACCTCTGCTGGCAATCGGCGCGGCCTATTCCATTCCGTGCCGCGTCGTTGCGCTGCGCTGAACGAGACACTCCATGCTCATCGACCTCTACACCGCCAAGAAGCACATCCGCGACGAGGAGGCCGAGGACTATCAGGTCGAGCCCTACCTGAATGCAGCCGTTCAAAGCGCCTCTGACTTCCTGAACCGACGTATCTACGAGAGCGAATCGGCCCTGGCCGAGGCGGTCGTGAGTGCGCCGGCAGGCTTTCTGGCGGCCGTCACGGCATGGGACGCCGACATCGGCGCCGCAGACGCTCTCACAGATGAGCGCTTGGTCGAGGAGGCCCGCGAGAGTGCCTATCTCAAGTACCGGCGCGCGGCCGACGCGGTGCGCGAAATCCGCGATGGCATCGTCATCAACGATGCGATCAAGGCGGGCATCTTGTTGATCTTCGGCCACCTTTATGCAAATCGCGAGGACGTGGTCGTCGGTGCGACGGCGGTGGACCTGCCGCAGGGGTCGAAGCATCTGCTGGCGCCATACCGCACAG